ATCTGTAACTTGTTTATCTACAGCCCTAGAAATCTTTGAAGCTTCTGCAAGTTTTTTACCTGCATTAGAAAGATCAGCTAAGTAGATAAGAGAAAACTGTTCTTTTGATAGATTATACTTATCACGAATATCAGGAATAATTTTACGTACATCTACAACACCTTCATCAATAGCCCCTGCGACAGCAGATGTAATTCTTTGATTAGGTTTTAAGTCTAAACGTTCACTAAGCTCGATTGTCGCTGCAGTTATAGATCGTAAAGTAGTTAAATCTAAGCCAGAGCTTAAGACATCATTAGCATCTGTGTTGGAAAAGCTTCTTAATAGTGCTTCACCCATACTAACTCTTTTAGGATCTAGCGGTTCCCTAATAACACCTGCTTGCTTATCACCTTTACGTGCAGCTAGAGTAGCTTCAAGATCTAACACAGTATTTATAGCAAACTGTTTACTCTCTTTACTTGCACTACTGATTTTTTGATTAGCTACTTCACTAGCTTTTTTTGCATTAGCTTTGTTTAACTTTTTCTGAGCAGCAAGAAGTTCATCTACATTAATACCCTTACGTTTAGTTAAATAAGCACCTGCAGCGCCTCCTACAGAGCCAAATGCAGCACTCATAAGGGTGTCCTTAGCTAGGTCACCTGTAGTGTAGTTAATATCAAGAAGCTCATCACGAACCTCCCCAGCACTACCTGCAGTAACTGCTCCAACTGCACCTTCAGTAGCAGCTCCAGTTGCTGCACCCTTAAGCATTGCACTTTTAGTAAAGTAATCTTTAATTCTGTTTCTTACAGAGATCTGTGCAGATTTAGTTGCAGCCTTTGCTCCTGCTTTAGCTAAACCAAAACTACCCATACCTAGATAGGTTGAAGGGGACTTTAATAAAGCCTCTCCAAAGTCTGCAGCTGCAACTCCTACACCTGTTCCTGCCTCTGCAGAATTATCCCAAGCTTGGATAAGGTTACCAAAAGACTCTTTACCTTCACTAGAAAACTGTTTGTTGTTTACATAGTTTAAGTCTTTGACAGCAGTAGCATCATTCCAAGACTGGAATCTCATATGTTCAGCAAACTTTTTAGCTAAGTTTTCATAACCCTGCTCTTGCATCTCTTCTCGTGACATTTTATATCTGCCACCAGAAAAAAACTTAACTAGATCAACTTTAAAATCATAGTTATCGACAAGATCGACAAAACTTTTTTCTTCTATGTCTTGTAAGTATGAGGTCATTAATACTTCCTATGGGTATGGAATAGCAAAATTAAGGGGGTTTGGTTTATCTTCATCTTCCTTAGTCATATCCTCTGTACCTGTTGCCAGTTCATCTTCTACTGAGGGAGGTTTTACTGGGGTAACGTTAATAATATCTCTCCAATTAGGAATTACTTGTATTTCAGAAGGTGGTTTAGCTAAGGTCATAGACTGATAGGCAATACCATCAGCAAGATCCATGAGTCCTGCTACAGGTTCTTGTTTAGTATCAGAGTCGTCATAAATAGATTTATAAGCTTTAATAAGCTCACGTTTAATTCTACCAATATGAGGTGCATCATCACCTTCATAAAAAGAATCACCAGTTTGTGGATCTCTCTTAACTAAGTTTCCAAAGTTACTTGAAATAATACTATCAACTAATCTATTAATAGTGTTTGTGTCCTCTGGAGTTAACACTTTAAGACCTCTAAAATCTAAGTCTAAAGGATCAGTTGCTACAGGTGTATCACTATCAAACTCTGCTAATATTGATTGAGCTTTCTCAAGGCTACCTTCTGCTGAACTATATACAGCATTGATAAATCTATCAGCTATTTCAGCAGAATCAAAATTTGTATTTTGACTAGCCATAGTTTGTAGTATTTCAGCCCTATGTTCTGGGCTAACCTTTTGAATAACAACTTCACTAATCCTACGAATATTTTCCCTGTTTATATCACTGTCATCCATTTTAGATAACCTAGATAGTTGAGAGTCGAGTTGACCTGAAGCATCTAAAATTATAGCAGCTTCCCTAGTAAAACCAAAACCTTCTGCCATTCTTATTTTAGCTACCCGTTCTCCTCTTTTTTCCCTAAGAGTTTTAAGCTTATCCATACCAGTTTCAAATATATGTTGACGTTTAGCCAACTCTAATTTTTCGGCTATTTCTCTACGAGCATCACGTAACTCCATATCACGTCTAGCAGCACCAGCAGTTACTTGTTTCCAATTAAGATTCAACATTATCGTTACCTCTACTCATTAAACCTTTGGGTTTCTGTTCTGGAACTTTTTCTGATACAGGTTCTTCTTGAACAGCTTCAGACATTTCTTGTATTAACTCATAGCCAGAGTCTTGCTCATCTTCAGGAGTTTCTTCTAACGCACTTTTAAGGAGGAGATTTACTTTACTATTTATTTTACCTTCTTCGTCCTCAGTAAAGAACTCTTTAAAATTAATCTCAGCATCTTCTGCAATGCTTACCATATATTCATGGATTACAGGGGCGACAAGCATACTTACATCTACTGTATGTTGTCCAGTCATAACAGCACTGGTTAAAAAGATCTCAACTAAAGTACTTATAGGCATACCTGATTCAAGTAATAGAAGTAAGTTGTCTATAGAATCTTCTTCAGTTAGCTTGTTTAAGTGGAAGGTAATAACTTCATCTACGTCTACCATTTGTGGAGGATTTTCCCAAGGGTAGTTTTTAGGTTCTCTAGTTAAAGATTGTCCAGGGATAGGTCCAGCAAACATTATTTATTTCTCCTGTAGTAGGCCTCAATACTTGCCTTAGTTATATGGCCAGTCTCCTTGTCCCTCCAACCTGGATTTTGTTTCCAAGCTTTAGAGCCTTTTTTATATATGATTGTGTTAGGAGATACATTTCTTTTAGATGGTGCAGCTTGTAATACACCTAAGCTGTAGCTTCCATCGTAACCCCACTTATCTAAATATTTCTCATACAAAGATAGTTGAGATGAAGCTGGCATGTCTCTAATTTCTTCTGGGGTAAAACCTAACTCACCTGCAACGGTAGGTGTAAATTGAAATAAACCTGAGGCATTTGTGTCTTTGTTTTTAGCAGCAGGGTTAAAGTTAGATTCACCATCTATAATTCTTAAAAGTTCATAACGAGAAACTTGTGGATATTTATTTAAAAAATTTTCAAAATTATCTTTAAAGTATTTATCTTCAAACAACTTTGCAGCTTGCTCATTTAAACTTGGATCTAAGCCACCTTCATCTCTAGATTTAGGACTAATTTCTCCTAAATCTTTTTCAGGCTTAGGCATGTCGGCCATTGCTTTTTCTCGTGCAGAATACAAGCTTTGTAACCAGCTGTCCACTTTTTTATCGGGTGTCTCTTCTTTATCATCTTGAAAATCTTCTTGCAAAGCAGCATCAATACTTTTCTTCATAAGTCCTGTGGATATTTCAGACTGTTTTCTTATTCCAGCTGTACGAACCCTACGTTCATCTTGCTTCATTTCAGCAAGTCTATAGGCAGCTCTTTTCTGCTCGATAACTTTGGGGTTATATAATTGTTCTGTGTTTTTCATTTTTCACCTATGAGAAGATAAGATCTCTAATCCAACCACCTATATCTCTGTCAGCTTCTAGATCAGCTCTAAGTTTTACAGCATCAAGTGTAGCATCTGCAGAAATTTTTTGCAAGACTACATTATTAATTCTGTCTTGTTCACTTTCAGCAGCTGTAAAAGCATAGTCCATAATATCACGCTCACGTTGCCAGATCTGATCCATCACGGAAGAAGTAAATGTATTAGAAGCAGCTGCGGCTGCAGCATTAGCTTCATTTTGAGCAGCTGTATTTAGTGTCGCTACGTTTTGTTTCCACTGTGCATTAGCCTGTGCTACAACAAGAGCATTGGTGGCATTGAATTGGTTACGTTGCTCTTTAATTTGAGCATTGAATTTAGCTGCAGCGTTCTTTTCTCCAGCATTAAATTGTGCCATAGCATTCTTTTGAGAAGCATTGAACTGGTTGGTTTGACTCTTAAGACTTGCCATAAACTGTTTAGTTTGATTTTCAGAAGAAGCATTAAATTGTTTAGCAGCATTCTCTGCAGCAGTATCTGAAAGAATGGCTTGCTGAATAGCCTGAGCTTTAAACATAGCAGTCTGCTGTTCGTTATTAAGATTAGCCATATCCATCTGCAAGAATGCTTGAGCATTTTGTACAGCAGCTTGCTGTGCATTAGACAAGTTTGCCATATCCATAGCTGCAATAGTAGCAGCATTCTGCAGTGTAGCTGCTTGCTCTGCATTAAGTTCTGCAAGACCTATAGTTTTCATAAGCTCTGAGTTATGAATCTTAGCTTGCTCTGCAGCAGTAAATGTAAGGTTAGCAGCATCAGCAAAACGTGCAGCATTAGTAATAGCTACCTGTTGTTGATTGTCAATCTTCTTACCCTGTAGTGCAGCTTCTAATTGAGCATTAGCAATATAGGCTTGTTGCTTGGCATTCATGTTAGCAAGATTAACCTGCATCTCATTAGCATTGTCTTGTAAAATACTTTGCTGACGATTGTTCAAGTTAATGTTATTAACCTCTGCATAACGTGCAGCTTCTGCCATGTTAGCTTGCTGTTGGTTGCTGAGATTTTGACCTTGCAAAGAAGCCTTAATTTGAGCATTGGCAATCACAGCTTGCTGCATATTAGATAGGTTTTGTGATTGTAATGAAAAAGCATTCTGAGAGTTTTGCAACGCAACTTGTTGTTCTGCATTAAAGTTAGCAAGCTCTACGCCTTGTTGTGCAGCAGCATTAGCTAAGGATATTTGTTGTTGACGGTTAAGGTTGTCCATCTTCATAGCACGGAATGCTTGTGCATCTTGAGAAGCAATAGGTAATGCAGACTCCATAGAAGCTTGCACAATAGCAGCAGCTGCCATAGAACTTCCACCAAGTCCACGAGCAGCCATAGCAGAGTTAGCAGCTCTCATAGCACCTGCAGCCCAAGCTGGAGTACCGTTATCAAATTGTTTCATAAGAGATGCAAGTTGACCCTGTACGGTGTCTTGAGCTTCAATCTTACCCTCTTTAAATTCTGCTAATGTTCCATCATCTACATTAAAAGATTTTAACTTAGCAGCAACTGCAGTAGCATCATCAGTTAGACCTTCCATAGTCATAGCTTCAGCAGCTGCCATTTCAGATTCAGCTATTTGTGCTGGTTCTGGGATTTCTTCTGGTTGCACTGTAGTCTGTGCAGCTTCTATATTATCTGGTACATTAGCTTCAGCTATCTCTGTTTTTACAGCTTCTTCATCTAGCCCTTGAGCTGTTGCCAGCTCATTTGAAGATACTTGACGTTTACCTGATGTAACTTCTTTAACATACTCAGGGTCCATCTTAGCAGCATCAGCTTTAGCATCCTTAGATACTTCACCTTCTGCTGCAGTTACTTCAGATTCATCTGATAATTCCCCTTGAGCTGCTGTAACACCCCCCTTTTTAAATTTACCCTCTGGCATACCTTTTATAAAACCCTCTGGTGCAGTATAACCACCCGTAGGAACCAGAACTATTTCACCTGTGGTAGGGTTATAAAAAGTTTCAGCAGCTTGAGTAACTTCTTGCCCTGCTGGAGGTGGGGTAAAACCTGCATCATCACTTGATACTTTCTTGTAGTCTCTTTCAACACCCTCTAAAGCCTCTTGAACTCCCTCTTGAGAAGTAGAGGCAGTGACTGTTTTAGCAGTAATATCTGTAGGTGCAGAAGCAACACTTGCAGCAGAATCTGCAGTAGAGATCTGATCAGGCGTACCAGTTATTTGACCCTCAGTATCACTAACAGTTGTGCCAGCTGTAGTAGGACTTATAGTATTTACGTCAGCTGTAGTAGTTAATGCTGTAGGATCTTGAGTAGCTTTTTGAACTAATTGTTGTTGGCCTTGCAAATTTTCTGCGCTAAGGCCTTGCATTTGTTTCTGATACTCGCTGGCCTGAACAGCTGCGTTACGTTTATCATCATTATATTTTTGATAAGCTGTTTTATCTTTATTGAAGAAATCAAAAACTTGTTGTCTTTGTTTTGGGTCAGTAGCGTTACCACTAGCATCAAGTTGTAATCCTTCATTACCAAGGATTGTATTTAATTCACCCCTCTTAGAATCCTCTAAATTCTTATAAAAATCATAAGCATCAAATGTGTTTACAGTAGGTTCTATAAACTGTGCAGGTTTTAGTGGTATAGGACTAAATTCTGTAGCACCACCCCTATTTAACCGTTTAAGTTTAGCAGCGTTTTCCATAATATTTTTTATCTGAGAAACAGAAGCTGAACCTTCCCTAGAAAGTTTTTCTAATACTTTTTTTTGTGCTGTACTAAATATTGCCATTCTTTTTATCCATTTACTACTTCGTTTAAACCCCAGATCATTGCACCTGTACCACCTAAGAATAATAACACACCTACAGTTAGTGATATCCCCCAGAACAATCTATCCCTAGCTTTGGCTTGTGCCTCTAGTGCTTCTTTATGTCTTTGCCTTGCTGCAGCTTGCTCTTTTACGACAAGATCCCACATGCCAGGTGGTCCATATAGTTGACAGGCTGACCTCAGCTCATCCATACATTCTTTGTGTTTCATCTTGGCTTGAGCTATAGCAAAGCCTTCTTCTTCAGATGAGCTTAGTCTACCTAGTGGGCCTTTGTGTTGACCTTTCTCAGCTAATTGTATTTCACTGTCAAGTTTTGCAAGTTTACCAAAATGAGGCAACAGATCGGATACATCACTCCCAGCCTTAATTGCAGAACTAACTGCACCAGCTATCTGAGTAACTGCACCTGCTAAAGCTAATACTTCTATCATTGTGGCAAACCTTATTAGTTATTACGAGATGCCATCTTTTCTACTGATGATCTTATTGCTTTTATGTTTTCATCAATACGGGCAAGTGCTATTGCTTGACTTTGCACAGATGCTTCTAATCTATTCATACGTTGTTCTATTGCTACGATGTCTTCTCTGTTAGCTTCAATGTCAAACATCATCATTGATACTGTCCATACGATAGCAGCACCTTGAACAACAAGACCAAATATTAAGGTTATAGGTACTGATTTGTTTAAGTGCCACTCTATGTTTTTCATTTACAATCACCCTACAAAGTATGTCATACCGACATTAAATCTAAAACTATCCATGATTTGTGCAGCTTGTAAATAACTTGCTGCTGTACCTGCAATAACATATATTTCTGCAGTATTACCTGCAATTCTAATAAAACCATTATTAGCACTGCTAGTACCAATTCCTGTTAGGATATGCAGGGAGCCTACACCCGCTAAGTTAGTGCTTCCACTTCCCACACTTGCCCCACCAAAGGGCAAACCTTTCATAGTAACCTGACCGTTTATAGAGCCTTTATCACTTAAATTTATTTCTGCTGTTATGTGTACTAAGTTTCCAATACGTGTGTACGAACCTGTATTCCAGTTATAAGTAATGCCAGTTGTAGACCCATTAATTTCTATAAAGGGAGTAAAGTCACCTTCCTCATACCAATCTAATAGTTTAGAATTTCCTGTTACACCTGTAACTGCAGAATAGCTATTAGCGTATTCTACGCCTTTAGCTGCCGTAGGGAGAAAGTTTCCATCTTTTAGTTTAGCACTATCAATACTCACACCATTAGCAGATGTAACCTCACTAATAGTATTAGTAGATACTGCAGTAAAAGATGGACTACTTGTAGTTGTTAGCTGTTGATTGATTGCTTTTACTGCTGCTTCACTTGCTAACTCACTATCCATAACAGCACCTGCAGCAGTAACATTAGCTGTATCCGTTACATCTGCTGAAGCTTCTATGCCGTTTAGCTTAGTATGATCAGCGTCAGTGAAAACATTGCTGTCCGTTGCGGCTTCAACTGCCGCTCTGATCTCAGCATTAGTTTGATCACCAGTTGCGCCAGTTTCAATGCCATTTAACTTTGTATGATCTGCATTAGTAAAAACATTACTGTCTGTTGCCGCTTCTACTTTGGCACGAATTTGCGCTGCCGTTTGATCTTCCTCAGTACCTATAACCCAATCCGTAACATGTCCGTATGTGTCTAGAGTAAGACCTTTTATATATTGCCTAGCAGAGCCAGACGCCAAACTAGCTGCTGATGATGTATCCGCATGACTAATAGTAACGTTACCAGTGCCGCCGCCAGTTAGCCCAGACCCAGCCGTGATCGTCTGATCGTCCTTTGCGTTATCCTCTATAGTGCTTAATTTATTATTTGCGTTTATAAGCGTTGTTTTATCTGCTGCAGACATAAACCCAGAAGCACTGGTAGTAGCATCAGACACAACTAAATTTGTACCAGAAACAGATAAACCTCCACCTAAACCTAACCAATTAAAAGATCCATTACTGTCATCCCAGAAAGCAATACGATCCGCATTAGGATCAGTTAAACTTTGTAAGCCCAAGTGACTGAGAGACACAGTACCTGTACCAGCAGCATCATCATAAGCTACTGCAATACCCGTACCTGCAGTTAGATTACCCCCTGTAATATCTTCAATATACTCTTCTAATGAAACAAGTCCTATATTTACTGTGCCATTAAGAGTTGTTGAAGTATTAACTGTTAAGTTATTGGTGTTAGTTGTAGTCAAAAAAGCGTTATCAAATCTAAGACCTGTTGTCCCTAAGTCTAAACTGGTTTGCCCTGACTTAGGTTGCATAGCGTTTGAATTAAACTCATAAGCTAAACTTGGGCCTACTGCTGTAATAGCAGGTCCATTTCCTGCAGTACCATCATGAGTATGTCCACTTGTACCAAAAGCTATCTCGATAGCGTTGTACTCTGCATTAAAATCTGCAGCATTAATAGTAAGACCGTCGGCAATATTATCTTCTACACCTACGCCTGTTCTTATATACCCTGCCATTTTTATTTCCTGTCCCTGTTTGCAAACTCTAATACTGCTGTATCAAGAGTAAAAGCCGGATTAGTTGATTTATCTTCTATTCGTAAACTTACTGTCGTACCAGAACCCTGAACATTTATTGGGAACTCTGTTTTTAAGGACAGTCCATAATTAGCTGATCCATAAATTGCTTGACCACCACCAAAAACAAAAGTTGCCGATCCAGCATTAGTTATATTATAACTGGTTGGTTGAAGTGTTTGTGTATCTCCACTAAACTGAAAATTGTACTTTAACTTTACATCAAAAGACATAGCAGAAGTAGGTTCAGCAAAAATAGTAAGTTTATAAAATGTCTTTCTTATTTCAGAATCATTAATAGGCATATAAGGAGATTCATAAACAGAGTCAATAACTTGACCATCAAAGCTATGGCCATCTTCTAGTTTATATACATAACCGCTATCATTACCAATGACTGTTAATTCAGAAGAACCTGTAAATTTACTATCAGCTACGTTTACTTTAATACCTTTAATTGTAGCAAAACCTACACTACTTGACCCTTGAGAACTAAATTTTGTAACTACCAGTCCCCTAGAAGTACCTTGCTTTTGTGTAGATTGATAATTAAATATTCTATACTGGGCCTTAGTTTTTAAAACTAAAGAACAAAAAGAATTAGAATTTAAAGTAAAGTTTTTAAAATCTTTTACAATAACATCTGATGGTATATCTAAACCAAAGTCACCAATACGATCTGTAGCACTTAAAAGCCTAATTCCATCTGGAGCTAAATAAATAACATCTCCACCAAACTCTTGTATAGTGTCAGGGTCAATACAACCTATTCGTTCTGTAATAGGTTGGAGTAAAAAATCTGCAGCAGTATTGCCAGTTAGTCTTTTGATAGATTTTTCTGTAAAAATAATTAGTTGTTCACGAAAAGTTATTAGTCCTGTTATATTATCTATAATATTTATAACCCCTGCATTGTTTGCAGGACTAAAATCATCAGCAGTAAATGGAGCTGTAAAATAAAGTTTATTACCCTTACCATAAAAAACAGTACTTTTAAAAACTGTAATGTGACTTGAACCTTGTATGTCGCTACTGTTACTAGAAGATAAGTGAGTTAAAGAATCGTTAGAAGTATTATATATGCAAGGGTAGTTTACACCGTCTACAAAAACAATTTTTTCAGTACCGTCAAGATTAAAAGTAGCAGATCTTACTTTATTACCTTCTGTACTTGAGGTGTTTTCTGTAAGCGCAGTCCAGCCAGATCCATTACTCATAAAAAATTGAGTTCTATTATTAGAGTTTTTTCTCGCTGCTAATACTTTAGTAGAACTTACAACTTTAACGCCTTTTATTTCACCACTTCCAGTAACTTGATTATTATCAAATTTAGAAAAACCTTTTATTTTAGTGTAGCCACCTTCCTTATTAGGTTCAAAGTTTTGTAAAATTGTGGCAGAGCCTACAGCATTAGTACCTTGTTGTAAAGGACTAAGGTTACTTATTAGCCCTCCTCTAAACTCTATAGGAAATGTTTGCCACTGTATAGCCATTAGTAATGTACTCTTGTATCTTTTAAGTATTCAGTTCTATTTATAAAAAGACTTCTTAAGTTTTTTATACCCTGTTCAAATTTTTGCAGGGAAAGTTGCGCACCATTAACATCACCCTGAAACAAATAAACATAGTACATAGAACCTTCTACTATAACATGACGATACTCTTCAGGTAAGGTAGGTACATCATCTGGCAAAGTTAAATCAAAACCTTTGCTATAGTATTCATATACTACTTCATAAGCTTTATCAGGAGAAGGAACAAAAATAAGTTCGTTACTAGGAGATCTTGCAACAAACTTAGGTATTCCTCTGACTAATGTACTAGAGTTATACTCTAAATCTATATATTTGTCAAGGTATTCTTCATAATTTAACACTTTAAGTTTACATGTAATTATGTTTAAAGAGTCGTCACGTTTAATACGAAAGCTATTCATGTTTACTGTTTTGCAATCGTAGGGTAAGGAGTACCTAACTTCTCCTGCAACTAATACTTCTTCTTCTTCTCTATGATTAAAAGGCCACTCAAACTCTTCTTGATTTATGTGACGTATTGAAGAGTTTACAGAATCTTTTGCAAGACTGTAATAACCTTTAGTACCTTCAAAGTTGCTAGAAGTTAGTTCTACTTCATTAAGTCTGCGGTTAATATCATTAACTAATCCTAAGTAATTATATGCCATTTACTTTTCCTTAATCCTAATAAAAATAGATCTTTCATAAGTAAGACCTTCTGCAGTAGTGATCTGACAGTAAATCTTGTACCTATTATTATTAGTGCCTAAACCTAGTCTTATAGTAGAAACTGTACTGGTGTTAGTTTTAGATGCAATTAAAAGACCATGTATAGTCTGTGGTAAAGAATTAAAATCTACCTCAGTCTTAACCTCACTAGCATTATCTACAAACCATTTTACAGACGTTATTGTATCATCGCCTAAAAACCTAGACCAATCTACATTGTAGTCTAGTTGTTCATCTTTATCTTTGTCGGGCCACTTTAAAGCCATAACATTCTCCTATACATAAACAGTATTAAACCTGTTTGTTTTTGGTACATAAACAGTTGTATTAGTTTCAACTACATGATTAGTTGTAACTCTGTTTATTTGAGGTACGTACACCGTCTTATTGTCTTGCATAATATAAACCGTATTATTATCTGCTGCTTTAAGTACATAAACTACACGATCTCTATCATAACTATCTGAGAAAGGTACATAATCAAAGGTTACGCCATTTGCTGTTGTACCTAATAGCTGACCAAACGTTAAATTATTACTTACAAGTGTAGTAGAAGCTTTACCAAAAGCTGTTATTGAATTTTCTTGTATATCTAAAACAAGATCAGATAGAATACTATTCGCTTCTGCTGAGAATCCTAA